GACACCACCCTTTCACGGTGGTAACACGAGTTCAAATCTCGTACCGATCATTGTATTGGGATTTAATTCAGTGGTAGAAGACACGGCTTATATCCGGGTTGTCGCGGGTTCGATTCCTGCAATCCCAACGCGTTGTAAAATATTGTTTATGTGACAAGGCTGACGAGTTTTGGTGTAATGAATGATGTTTTTCTTGTGATGGAAGCGTTGTCGACTTAAAAAGCGTGGAAATAGGACGATGAAAGTTCGTTTACGATATATAGAAAATTTTGCAGTGTTCCCATAATGGAATTGGAACCGGTTGCTATCCGGTCGGGCGTTTTTCGCCTTGTAGGTTCGAATCCTACACACTGCGCTTGCCCTAAATCGGGCGTTGATGTGTGGCGGAATGGGTAAACGCTATGAAATGTCTATTGCAAAATGCAATACAGAGAAAGTATTTCTCAGGGACATTATGAGAAAGTAAATCTTTTCTGCGAGGTTCAAATCCTCGCCACATCAATTCCTTATCTCCACTTAGTCGGGTGCTACTGCAATAGTTCCGGTCGATGGGGACTTATGGATGGTAGCGGCATAATTGGTAACAGAAAACCCTTCCGTGATTAGAAATTGCAGATTTGAAAGCGGTTGGCATGGTTTGGTCTGACAGGGTTCGATTCCCTGTGCCGCTATTTATTTACGCAAAATTGTGTGTGAGTATGATAAAACATTGTGGAATATTTATATCAAACAAAAGACACGGAATCTCACGAGGATTCCGATTTTTGCTATGGCTGGGGGCGAAATATGACAAACTGCGTGAATTGCGGCGCACCAATCGAAACCGATAAAAAGGTGTGTCCTTATTGCAAAACTCCATATGAAAATGCAGGAAATTATAGTTTAGGTCTTATAGGATCAGCGGTGCAGAAATTGTCATTAGATGATTACATAAGATTGTCAATGCCAGAACCATGGACGCGCCATTGTGAAGAACCATATTTCGATGCGGACGGCATTTTGCATCGTATTGTTCCGAAAAAATTACTTTGATTGAGGTGTAATATGTGTGATTTTTGTAAAAACATAGGAATTGGAATACCGGATTGGGATTTCCTCACTCCGGATAAAAATGGGAGAATCCCGTCCGGTGACGCAATAGAAATTCGGAAAATTGTAGACAAATGTGCACTTGTTTTTACGAATAGTGCCGGAGAATACGGCGCAGGAGTGGTAAATATTGCATTTTGCCCTATGTGCGGTAGAAAGTTGGTGGAAGAATGAAACCATTAGAAGAAATATTTTTTAGAGCTTGCGTGAATGAACAGAAAAGAAAATTGCGTTCGAGCGACCGTGAATTGAGAATAAGAGCTATTGGAAATATTTTTGAAAGACTTGGATTCTCATATAAGCAGTTAATGTATTATGTCAGAAAGTGGTGTGACAAGGGATTTTATGATTACGGAGTAACACTTGACTTGGGATGGTTTGAATTTGGCAAGCTGACCGGAGAATATAAACAGATTTATGATTCTATGACAAGTACGGACGGATGGAAAGATGGGGAGTTAGCAAATTATATTGTCAGCAATTCTTTTAATCGAGAGCGGATAACTAATTTTTCATTGAGAGAACATCTTGGAATCGGACAGGATAAAGAATTTTTTAATCCGTACAGAAAGGTGGAAGAATGAATGAATGAATTAACACAAAGCAAAGACGGATATATCGTATTTGACGAGAGCGGAACTTGCGCGCTTGCATATGGTGCAGCGGAAAAATGGTTCAAGACCTATGATGAAGCAATCAATTATGCTTTAGAAAAAGTTACTAAAAATTGTGAATTATTTAAAGACCGCATTGATTTTAACTCTGTAATTGTTTATGAGGGTTCAGAAGAATTTATGCATCAGTCGCACAGTATTCCTTGCGGAAAAGTGTTGTTTTGGTGGAAGAATCATAAATAGTTTGGTGGTGGATAAGAATGTGTGAATTTTGTGATAATGAATCGAAACAAATAATTGATGATAGAGAGAAGGATTCTATTTTGTACATTTCCGATTCAGAAAAAGAAATGAGAATTTTTCTTGAATATCTCAAAGAGAAAATGGACAACAACGGAAAAGAATGTTTCTTAGATGGAGAACATGATATTTTAAAAACAGAAAATTACAATGTTGTCTGTAAAAGTATTCATGGTGCTCTACTTGGAGTCGGATATGGGTATTGTCTACATTACTGTTTTTCAAACAATTTTGATAAGAGTAAGTGCAACGATATGGAAAAATACTTGATGGAAGAAATTCTTGCGCACACAAGAGAGGGCGCAAAAGAAATATCGGAACTTGATATTTTGTATATGCTAGGATTAGTTTAAAAGGCGGTGGAATGATGAAGCAGGAAAAGAAATTTTATGCACATGTATTAATCATGAAAATTGTCCATTAGACCCGGTTAGTTGCGGATGTTCAATAGAAACTACGACTTTTGAAGATGCTTGTATGGGTAAAAGAACATTCATTCCGGGAATCGAATGTGATAAGTGAGGGATTTTATGAAACATCAAAAAGAATGGCGCACTTGCGACAGGTGCGGTGCTGAAATTGAAAAAGGAATACTTTGCGGAAATTCGGTTACAAGAAACGGCGTTTTTAATGTCACATACGACTTGTGCCCTAAGTGTATGGAAGATTTTGAGGAGTTTATGAGAAATGATTGTTAATATGGGAACCAAAACCTATGAAATGAGCCGCAAGCAGGCAAAGGCTATCATTGGAACGGCTAAGAAACTTGCAAATTGCAACATATACGGCATCGAAAAAGATAATGTGGTGATTATGCTGAATGAAAAGTATGAGGACGATATGAGCCTTAAAAAAGCCGTAGAGGAGTATAAAAAGAAAGGGTTCAAGGTGCATTGGAAATGAAAATAATCAAAGAAGGCAGCCTTAGGTACGAAAGAAAACCTTTAAAGTTTGGGTGTAAGAATTGCAAAACCGTTTTTGAAGCGGAAAAGACTGAATATGAATATTGTGGAGATCAAAGGGAAGGCGATAACTACAAGTGTGAATGCCCATTGTGCCACAAAATGGTATATTACAATTAAAAGACAACCGGCTAACAAATTGAGTTAGTCTCTAACCTAGAAAAATTATAGGCAGAGGTCAAGGCACTTCTGCTTTTGCGGAGGTGCTTTTTATTTGGCTTCAAAGCAGTTAATCAATGCAGTAAATGGATATGAAAACTACATAAAGAAAAAAGGCGTTGATGAACAGGTAATAGATGCCCTTTTGAAAGCGTGCAATGTGGCAATTCGGACGGAAAAAGATGTTGACTACGGATTGACTATAACCGAAAAAACAAAGGCTTTAATCAACGAATTTACGCAGAAAAATGCGGGCGGTAGCATATGGGAACTTGAACGATATGCACAGAATCACGACATTAAAGGCGGATACAAACTTGTGGATCAGTTCTATGAAGTCTTGCGGTTAGAGAGCTTTTATCGTTTCGAGAGCTTCATCTACTTTATGGAGCGCAAAAGAAATTGGAGTAAACGGTTTTATTATCCACGCCGCAAGACGCTGAATATAGTCGCCAACGATCTTGAAGATTTGGAAAACCGGAAGATTAAATTTTACGGATTGTCAATGCCATCGCGTGTCGGTAAATCGACTATCTGTATTTTCTTCCTTGCGTGGGTGGCTTTGCGCAGACCGAACAGCCATAGTGCAATGGGTGGTCACTCTGGTATTTTGGCAAAAGGATTTTACAAAGAACTGATGAATCTTTTTACCACGGAAGAATATACATTTGCGGAACTTTTTGCTTATTGGCATCCGGAATACGCAAACACAACGCTTCCGACAGACAAAAGCGCGGACGAATTTACAATTACACTTGGAGATCCGGACAGATTCGCAACAGTAACGTGCCGTGGTATTGATGGAACATGGACAGGAGCGGTCGATGTTTCAAAAGACGGATATTTATATGTCGATGACTTGGTTCGTGATCGTGAGCATTCATTAAGCCCTACTCGAATGGAAAACACATACCAAGAGTACCTAAACAAGATGGTTGACCGTAAAAATGACGGTGCAAGGGAATTGATGGTTGGTACTCTTTGGAATGTTTTAGATCCATTAGAGCGCATGAGAAAGCAATATGAGCATGATCCGCAATACCGGTTCCGTAAGATTCCGGCACTTAATGAAAATGACGAAAGCAATTTCGCATATGAAATCAACGGATTTTCCACGGAATACTACAGAGATATGCGAGATAAGCTTGACAATGCCGAATGGATGGCTAAGTTTATGCAGCAACCATATGTCCGCGAGGGATTGCTTTATACGGATTTGAGACTATTTAACGGAATCCTACCGGATGGAGATTTCCGGCGCATCGGAGTTGTGGATGTTGCCTGGGGCGGCGGCGATAGCTTGTCAATGCCGATAGGGGCAGAATATGAAAACGGAGATGTTTATATTTACGATTGGGTATTCAACAAAGGCACGAAAGAGGTAACAATCCCTCTTGTTGTTGGACGAATTATCGGGAATGAGATTCGGCAGACAAGATTTGAGGGAAATACCGGAGGAGATCTGTATTGCCAATATGTAGATGAAAAGTTGCAGGAACAGGACTATAAATGCTCATGCACAAGCAGAAAAGCACCAAATAAGGTTGAAAAGTTATCGAAGATCATAGCATATTCCGGGGATGTTAAGAGAAAATTCATATTTCTTGATACGCACCGACCGACGCAGGAACAAATGAAGAAAGATTCAGATCTTGGAGTAACAAGATATTACAGAAATGACGAATATCAAGCGGCGATGGATGAACTTTCTATGTTTGTAAGTATTGGCGGTAATGAACACGACGATGCCGCAGACGGTTTAACCCAGCTTGAAATGTTTATAGAGAACCCAAACAATACCGCAAAGGTAGAAGCGGCAGTAAACCCATTCAGGAGGTATTAGGATATGACAACAGACAAATATCTTTCACAGATAAGCAGAATTGACCATGCGATTGCAAATAAGCTGGAAGAAATCAAAAGGCTATCCGATATGGCAACATCTATATCCATATCTCCGAAAGAGGTAGATGTGCAATCATCCGGCAATCCCGACAAGATGGGGGGCGCGGTATCGAAAATTGTTGATTTACAGAATGAGATCCAGACGCTTGTAGATGAATTGGTTGATAAAAGACGGATTATCATATCGCAAATTGACAGTATGGATAATACAGATGTATATATCGTGCTTTCATCACATTACGTCAATGGAAAAGATTGGAACTTGATTTCCGTTGAGATGAAATATTCCTACAGGAACATTATGAAACTTAGGAAAAGAGCATTGCAGGAGTTTGAAAGACGTTATGGACAGCTTTATTCTGAAAAGAGTGCATAAAAGTACACAATAGTTCACACTCTTTCACAACATTTCCTAAAACTTGCATGGTATACTAAAAGAGTAGAAAAAACAAAATCCTACAACCCCAAAAGCATATAACCCGTAAAAGGCACTGTCAGAAATGGCGGTGTTTTTTATTTACAAGAAAGAGACTTCTATGGAAAAAGTAACTATATATTGCCCGGATTGTGGAAGAATTGCCGGACATTATGATGGGAGATCTACGATAGATCATCCGTGTAAATGTAAAAAATGCAATCATATTGTGATTTATCGCGTGGCAACAGGCAAAATTGAAACAAAGCCAATACCAAAACGCGCTTGCAGTAGTGGAGTTTTATTTATATGAATACACAGTATTTTCATGACCTTGTAAAAGGCAGATATGGAAGAAAAATTGCATATGCTAACGTAGAACAGATTACGGCAGACAATATCGTAAATGTTGTCGGAAATTGCATTGGTGCATTTTATTTCAACAAGACGGTCATTCGGTATCTGTGGAACTACTACAAGGGCGATCAGCCTGTATTGTACCGAACAAAGGTACAGAATGCGGATATAACCAATAAGGTGTCTGAAAACCATGCCTATGAGATTGTTCAATTCAAGGTTGGTCAGACTTACGGTGAGCCAATTCAGCTTATCAGTAGGAAAGACGATGACCGTATAAACAATGCGGTTGATGAATTTAACGATTATCTGACCGATGCTAATAAGCAGGAAAAGGACATTAAGGCAGGAGAGTGGCAATCAGCAACCGGAACGTCATTTAAAGCGGTGCAGATTACAAATGGAGATATACCATTTAGAATTGTCGCACCGACACCAATGAATACGTTTGTTATTTATAATGAATCCACAGAAGAACCGCTTTTAGCAATCCAAGAGCTTAAGGATGCCGATGGACAGATGTATAAACTCTGCTACACGGACTCTTATGAATGCAAGATTGTAAACGGAGAGGTTCGAGATTGGAAACTGCATGGCTTTGGTGGAATCCCGATTGTTGAGTTTCCGAACAACCATGAGCGCATTTCTGATATTGAGCTTGTGATCGGACTATTGGATGCAATCAATACAATGCAGTCAAACAGAATGGATGGCGTTGAGCAGTTTGTTCAGTTTTGGATAAAGTTTGTAAATTGCGACATTGACCCGGAAACCTTTGAAAAAATGAAGATTTCCCATGCGCTGACGGTAAAATCCAATAATGAGAAGAATAAATCAGATGTTGACATTATGACGCAGGAGCTGAACCAGACAGAGTGCCAAGTCGCAAAGGATGATTTGTGGGATAATGCGCAGTCTATTCTTGCCATACCAAATAAGAACAACAATAATTCCGGTGGAGATACACAGGGAGCCGTTGAACTTAGAAACGGATGGGACTTCTCAAAGTCGAGAGCCAAACTGAAAGACCCAATTGTAAAGTCGGCTGAAAAAAGACTTGCGAAAGTTGTTTTGAATGTAATTCGTATACAGGATCACGATTTGGGATTGAGTTTGCGCGACTTTGATGTTCAGATTAACCATAGCCCGCAAGACAATATGTACACAAAGTCACAGACATTATATCAACTTTTACAAGCTGGTATTCATCCACTTGTAGCAATTAAGTCTGTTGGACTTTGGGGAGATGCGGAAAAGACATTCCTGTTGTCAAAGCCATACTTGGATAATCTGTGGAAAACCATTGATGATGTAGAAGCACAGGAGCAAAAAGCACAGGAATTGATAAATAAAATGAATACAGATGGCACGCAGAGCCAAACAAACAAAGATAAGACAGTCACCGAGTAATCGGCGGCTGTTTTTATTTTATAAATTTAGCACCTATGCGTGAAATAGGAGAAATCACAAGTTGAGCAACCAACGTAAAAAAGCGTAGTGAATCGGAGGTAATCATGACAAGAGAACAGGCAAAACAAAACCTTATCGCTATCGGAGTGGCAGAGCCTACAGATGAACAGGTAAGCAATTATCTGAATCAAGTCAATGGAGAAACAAAAAAAGAGAAAGAAAGAGCCGATGGCTACAAGGCTAAAGCTGACACAGCAGATGGTTTACAGAAGCAACTTGATGAATTGCAAACCGGAAATCTGACGGAGCTTGAAAAGGCGAATAAGGCATTAGACACAGCCAATCAGCAGATTGCAGAATTGCAGAAAAATAACGCCATTAGAGATTTGCGCGAAAAGGCTATGACCGATTTTAAAGTAACCGCAGAGCAGGCAAAAGCAATTGTAAAAGAAGATGGAAGTTTTGATACAGCCGAACTTGGAAAGATTATGTCCGAAAAAGAGACCGCCGCAGCGCAAGCCAAGGAACAGGAGATTGCAAATGGCAGTACGAATCCGGGCGGCGGAACGGCTGGCGGCGATAAAGCCGGTACAGATAATAAGACAAATGCTGAAAAGATAGCAGAAAGCCTTATATCTAATGCACCTAAGAACAATGACATTTTATCACATTACATTCAACAATAACAGGAGGTAAGAAATGGCAAAGGAAATGAATATGCAGTACGAAAAGACTTCATACGCAGGAGATGTTCAGATTTTAAAGAGAGATCGTAATGAAGCAATCCCATTAACACTTGATTTTGATGGCGTGACAACTAAAAACGCACAGGGCAAGAAGATTGTCAAAGCAGGTACTCCAATCGGAGCAAACGGCAAGGCTGACAATACAGCTACAGTAGTGGGCATTTTAAGGTTTGATGTAACAGAGGACAGACCACAGGGAGTACTGCTTAAGAAAGCATATCTTAACACGAAAGTAGCAGAAGCACATTCCGGCGTTACATATGACGCAACAGTTAAGACAGCTCTTCCAATGATTGTATTTGAATAATAACAGGAGGTAAATAGATGTTAATTAATGAAGTATTAGACAGTAAGTCTATCGCATTATCGGCAACAGAAAACGCTAGTAATCAGATACCTTATCTTGGTTTACAGTGGTTTCCAGAAAGAAAGAAGCAGGGGCTTGATTTAAGCTGGATTAAGACACATAAAGGACTTCCGGTTTCTCTTGCGCCATCCAACTTTGACACAATCCCAACTCTTAGAGCTAGAGGCGGATTAAGTAAGGAAAAAACGCAGATGGCATTTTTCCGTGAGGGAATGACAGTTGGTGAAGAGGAAATGCTTGAAATCGAGCGTATTCAATCAGAAGACGACCCTTACCTTGCGAGTGCTTTATCAAGCGTATATGACGATACTAACAACCTTGTAAGCGGTGCGGAAGTTGTACCGGAGCGTATGAGAATGTCGCTTCTTTCTACAAATGCAGGTCATCCGGTAATTGCTATTGTAAGTGATGGCGTTCAGTACGCTTATGATTACGATAAGGATGGCTCATACGCAAAAGACCATTACGCAAAGTTATCCGGCACAAGCATGTGGAGCGATACAGCTAATTCAAAGCCACTTACAGACCTTAACAATGCAAGAA